TTATTACTCTGCTCCCGAACTGCGCGCTAAGTTCTTGGAGATGAGGGAAGAGTGTGACGAGCTGATGAACAAGTACCAGACGTTGCGTGAGCGCATCAAGTACGAGCACCGGCTAGAGCCACTCATCGATATGGTTCGCATGCGCACCAAGCGTGGCACGGAGGAGGAGGTGTACAACAAACTCAACAGGATATACAACGGGTTATGAAGTGTCCGGAGTGCCGTAAGAACATGATGTGGACGGGCGACCACGACTCCGATGAGGATGACCGCCCGGGACTCATGATTTCATGGCGCTGCGTCAACGAGGAGTGCGAGGTCCGCGCCGTCGATGTGCATTGGTCACTCGGGTCTAGCTGACTTCGGTACTCCAATCAGGTTGTAAAGCTCTGGCTCGATAGGTTCTCCCTGAGTGATGTTGATGAGGGAAAGTCCGGGGTCAAAGTTGGTACCTAATGCCAGCTCACCCACCTCTTTTATCGCTGGAGCAACCTCTCCTTTGGTGGCCACCTTCTTCACGTCCCGCATCACTTTTCCGAGCGGGTTGATAGCTACGTCAGTGGGATACTTGTTGCCCACGAACAGGTTGTAGAACTCTTCTATCGCAGCTCCAAATATTGGGATAGCAAAAAAGTTCTTGACGGGCGATGCCAGCGTATCGTAGAATGCCCTCTCTTTTTCTTCGTCGTTGCCAAACAGGAGCACGAAAATATTCGATGCCAGCGTGAACAGCACCGACGACATTACCGCATTGAAGATGAAGCCACGAGAATCTTCGGCCTTCACCTTCTCTCCCTTACGTATCGACTTGTTGATATTGTTCGCGTGGCGAAGGGTGTTGTTGAGGTATAGAATCTGCGAGCTGGTAAACGCCATGAACGCACGGGTCAATCCGTTCTGACGGATTTGAAGAGGGGTACGCTCGCCGGGTCGGCGCGACTGCTGCGTCTCGTTGTACTCGTTGAACTTATCGATGGCTTCCTCCTGCGACATGCCCCGCATCCTGTTGCGGTTGTATGCAGGCAGGTATCCGAGCACACCCAAGATGTCTCCAAACGCAGTAGCTGAGCCGCTGGCTTTACGCAACGTAGCTCCGGCCCTTCTGTATAGGGTGTAGTCCTTCGCGCTCACCTTGCGCGGACGACCCGAGACACCGGCTGTCAGTCCGTATACGTCACCACTGAAGTTGGATTCCAGACGTGCGCGGAACGTAGCGGAGTCCTTGGCAATGGATGCGATAGGCCCCTTGTACTTCCCGAGGCTAACTCCCTCAAGCAAAATCTGTGGCAAAAGGACAGTATAGTCGAAGGCGAACATGATGAGGTCCTTCACCGGGTTGGGCTTCTCCCCGAACCGGTACTGTTGGAACCCAGCGAAAAGCGACGTTGCCTGCTTGGGGATTTGCATCAGCTTGAAAGCCAATGACGCACCCGTGTACTTGGAAATGAGGGTGTCTATGCCTTTGAACGACATATCCGACATGAACATATCGGGTGTCACGCCATGGGCGATGAGCATATTCAGCATCGAGTCGGCGCTGAGCCTTCCCGATAGGGCTACGGTATAGTCGCTACTTAGGATAGCGTTCATCTCCTGCACCCCCTCGGCGTAAGCTTTGAACCGCTCCATGGTATTAAAGTGGTTTCCGAGTTCGCCGTGGAACCCAAGGTCTTGGGTCATCAGGATTTCTCCCTTCTGGTCGGTACGTTCCTTGAGCGCATCAGCTACCTGTGCGTTGGGACCAAAGAAGGTTGAGCTCAGCGTCTCTTCCTTGCTCTTGACGGACAGGTCTCCCTTCACCTGCGTGCGTGTCGGGAAGTAGTTCTCGATGTAACCAAGGTTGATATCGTTGACCTTGCTGTACACATCGTTGATGCCCTCGTAGTAATCGTTGGCGAGGTAGTCTACCGTCTTATCAACGAACTCGAGGAGCCTGTCGTCTACGGTATCTACAATCTCGTTCATCACCTCGTCCGTGAATCCCATGGCTTCGAGCTTGGCTCGCTGCACGGGGTTTTTACTGAGCGCATAGATGCGCATCATCTCATCGGTAGATAGCTTGCGCCGCCCCGTAGCTTTCGTGTTCACCACCAAGCCATCGGGGTTGCTGGTGAAGATGAGGTCGGTGATATCCTTGTAGTTCTTTATGCCCTCGATGGTAGAGGCCATCTCATCGAGCTTGTCTTTCGTTTCGAAGACGCCCTTCAGGTGCCGCTCCTCCATTTTGCCGAGCCTCTTGTACAGGTTCTCACGGAAGTACTCTCCCATGATTCCCGTCAGGGCTCCGACGTGCGTGATGTGAGAGCCGCTCTTAGCCATACCGGCTGGCGTCAGGCGCTTGCCTTCCTTCGCCCACTCTACCAGAGCGTCGTACTTGGCACGCAAGCCGTTCTCTCTGAGTGCATCGCCGATGGTTTTCTTCTGAGTCTTATCGGCTTCGAGTTGGTTGCGCGTCTTCGCTGACCCGTCCTCGTTGGTCGCGAATCCAGCCCAGTTGTCCTGCACCTCGGCCTTGGCTCCCTCCCGAAGCTCAGCCATGCGTGCTGCCCGCGCTGCCCGCGTGGCCTTGAGGTTGGCGCGGGAGAACCCGACGTCTACCTTCAAGTCTTCGAGGATAGCTTCCACCTCTTCGAGACTTTTGTCCTGTATGCCAGCGAACATATCGAGGGCAGACTTCTGGTCTACGAGCTGCTGCTCCCGCATGGTCAGCTTCTCCCCGTTCAGCATCTTCTGCGTCGCCACATCGACCATAGGGTTGTTGGCGAGGTTGGATGCGATATCCATGATAAGGCTCTGGTCCTTGTTTAGGATAGCTCGGAGGATGCGGTTGGCCTCACGGAAGTACGCCTGACCGGGGGCATCGAGGCTACGCGGGCGGACCTTACCTGACGGGGTGCGACTTGTCTTGGCAGACTTGGCAACGAGCTTGGCTATGTCCCGGATGACGCTGTCACGAATCTGACCGCGCTTCTTCTCTACAATTTTCAGTACCTCTTCGGCTTTGGCTTCGTAGTTGTTTTCGTTTACGCTGGCTACGAGGTTCGTTAGCTTGGCGATATCTGCCTTGCCGTAGTCGGTACGTGGGATAACCTCGTTGATTAGCTTTCGTAGGCTATTCTGGACCTTACGCGCCTCACGCTCGGCATACTTCCGCTCCGAACGAATGCGGCTGTCGAGCTTCTTGATTTCGCGGAGCTCAGCCTTGATGTCTGCTTTGGCTTTCTTCTCCAAAAGGTCTGTTACCTTCTGAATCTGGACAAGCATATTCTTTTCAGTGACGTTGCTTACAAGCCTTGCTATAGCCTTGGCTTCTGCCTTGGTATACTTTCCTGCTGGCAGCATTTCGTTAATCACCTTCCTCAACTCATTGCGCACAGCCTTGGCACTGGACTCTCCCTTCCTCCGCTGACGAATGTTGTTACGGATTTGTGCCATGAGCGTATTGACACGCTTGTTGGCACTCGTCTGCAACGTCTTATCGAATGCCAGCAGCAGTTGCTCCTGCACCTCCTTCGTCTGCTCGTTGAACGAGCGGTTGTTGCGCAGAAGGTTGAGGGCCTCGGCCCGAACCTCAGCGATAGACGGGGCCACAGCTTGGCGCGGGTGCTTACGGAGAAGCTCGGTATCGGATAGGTTCTTCTGCTCCGGGAACTTGGCTCGCAGCTCTTCGATGCGGTCGGTACGCTCCCGCGTAGTCATCCGCCCCGGCTTCTTCGGGCGAGCGAACTCATCGAGCTGCCGGCGTACGTCGTCGTAAATCTCCCTACCTACCTCGATGCCACCCTCCACGTTTCCGAACGCTTCGGGTATAGCGCGGAACATATCGAAGTACTCGGTCAGCGCGGTATCGATAGCATCGGCATTGTCTTTCCCGAACCTCTTGAGTAGGACGGAGCGGATAGATGCGTCGCGCAGGCCCAGCTCCCGACCTTTAGCCACGAGCTCGGCGATGGTTCCCGGCTCGGCCATAGCTGCTGCGGCTACGCGCTGCTCTGGGGCACGGGACTCAAAGTCTTTGCCCGTAAACGGGCGCTCATCGGCGTTGTAGATTTCGATGATGCGCTGCTCCAGCTCGCGCTGACGCTCCATCTCGACCATGCGGCGGTCCTCTTCTAGCCTTGCCGCCCTCTCCTCTACGCCTGCTGCGATAATCTCTTTCGGGTCTACGGCACGGCCCGTATCCAAGGACACCACACGGAAGTCATTCATCCGTGTGCCATACTGCTTGACGCCATACCCAAACCGCTGCAAGTTGCGGTTCAACTCCGGAGCCAGCTCAGCGTTCTTCAGGCTCTTGTTGGGCTTGAACTCGTACCGCTCCAGTACATCCACCACGCCGGGGTCTACGACCCGCTGCTCGGCAGCCTTGGGCGTAAACATCCCCTCCATTGGCGTGCCCTTCGCACGGAAGTAAGGTGTCAAAGGCTCCACGCTAAGTATGTCGTCCTTAGTGACCTCGTCTTGAGTAAAGACACCAGACCCCAAGAACACGGAGGGGTCTTTGTCAAATACCTTATCACCCCTTCGAACTGCAACCAGAGCAAGCGGATTGTCCGGGAACATGTCCTTGCTCATCTGAGCCCAAGCCAATGCGTCTGTCAAATCCTCGAACGCAAAGGTTTTCCCTGCGGTATCGAACTGCCCCCCTGTCTTTCTTTCGAAAGTCCCCGGCCTGTCTTTCATCAAGCCATTGTTCCTGATTCCTTCAGCGTTTTCTTCGAACGTAACGTGGTATACGACGCGCTGCTCGGCGGCCTCTCCTCTACGTCCAGCTTGCCTAGCTTCAGGCGTCTGCATGAAGATAGACTCGTAGGAGTTCTCGGCACGCTGCTTCTTGGTCTCCTCTAGCGTAGCCTCGGTACCGTCTTCTGGCTTGTAGTACCTCATGCCAAGCCTGTAGTTGATGTCGATAGCAGCGTCCTTGGACGCCATACCCACCAACTTCCCGTCGGCTTCCTCTATGGCTCGCTCAACGAGCCGCGTTCCAATGCCTTGACGACGGCTCTCTTCTGGTACAAACAACTCAATAATACCAGACCTATCAAAGGTTTTGTTTCCCGCAATCTCGATGCGACCACCGTCTATGCGAATCATCTTCCGTGTGCCCGGAGCAAAGTCGCCGTACTTATCCTCTACCTCTTCTACAGTAACCCGCTGCTCGGCAGCCTTGGGCTCAGTGCTAACATCGTAGATGACCGTGCCATAGGTGGAGTTGTCCAGCTCAGTCCCAACGGCGTTGACACCCTCGTACCCAAGGGCTTTCATTATAGACGTGGACACGCTGTCTATGTTCCCCTCCTCGTTATACAGGCGAGTAGCCTCAGCCGCAATGCGCTTGGCCTCTGCTGTCGGCAACATCATCCTGTAGTACTTATCAAATACCACATCGAACAGGTCTGGCACAGGGATACGGCGACCATTGTCGTCCCGCCGTATCCGCATTCCGCCCCTATTCCTCTCAATTTTGTTGGCCGCCTCAACAAGCCTTACCTCCTCCACGCCAATGGTATGTGGCTCGTCATTGAACATTGCCCGCCCCCCTTTCCAATTAGCGTACTCTAGGGCATCGTGCAGGCTGTACGTAGCAGGTGCAAGGTTGTAGTCGCTAATGTCCACCGCCGTTACATCGCGGTCGTCATACTTCTCCGCGCTCTCTCGGTCCCCAAAGAAATACGCGCCAGTACCGAAGTGTCCCGTACTTCGGCCACCATCCATACGGCCCCGCGACTCGGCCTTGGATTCCACTGCCCCAGACCGATAGACAATGTTCGGACCCTCGGTCTCTACATCGACCCGCTGCTCGGCGGCCTTTAGGTCATCGTTTGTGACCTCTTCTCGGATGCTGAGGATGCGGTCTCGGAGTTGGCTAGTCGCTTCATCGTCTTCAAGAAGCTCCGCCGCTCGCTGTTGGTCAGTGTCTCGAGCGGTGTCGTCTCGTTCAATTTGTCTTCCATCGATTTCTTCTTTGGTTACGCCCTGCTTCTCTACGAGCTTGCGTGCTGCGCTCTCGTAGTCGGGCTGTTCGTTGTCGCTGGTCTCAGTCTTCGCGCTCTTCTGGGTCTGGTCCGCCTTGAACGTTTGGTACAGGGCCTTCTCCGGATACCAGTTTACGGCCTGAAGGTCAGCGATGGTAATGTCGATACCATTCTCGTCCTTCAATTTCTGCTGTAGCTCGGAGAAAACCTCGTTGATGAACCTTCGTTTTGCTGGCGTCGGAGCCTCGACCTCAGCCTCAAGGAGCTTAGCCAAGTTGTTGGACGCCTTACGGAACTCATCCAACTTTGGATTGGACTTCAGTACCGCCCGCTTCTTGATATCCATGCTGGCTTTCTGCACCTTCTGTGCCAGCTCGGCATCGCTCAGGTTCTCGAACGCTCCGATAAGACCCTCCACCTTGGCGCTGTTGCGCTGAAGCAAAGCCTTGCGTGCCCGAGCCAAACGCTTGGTGGCGGTATCGACCTTCTTTTGGTTGAAGTCGAGGAGCGTACCGGTAAGGCGACCGTACTGCCGCATGAACCAACGGTCCATGGTAAGCTGGTCGAAGACTCCGTACAAGTTCATGAAGAACCCGTTGCCAATCTTCGGTCCGAAGACAGCAGCTCCGTACACCTCCTCGTTGACTCCGAAGCCAGAGATAAGGTTCTTCTTATTGCCTGCCGAGTCACGGTACGAGAGGCTACCAACCTTATGCTTGGTGGTGAGGAACCGGGTCAGCTCCTCCATAGACATTACGCCAAGGGCTTCGTTAGCAAACTTCAGGTTGGACAAGATTCCGCCCACTTGGTTTCCGATGGAGCGGGACTCATCGAACCTTCCGTTCTCTTTGTAGTACTTGTACTGGCGGTTGGCTTCGACGAAGTTGTCGTAGACCTTGTTTCCGTTGGAGGTAATAGCCAATCCAATCTTGAATGCCGAGGCAGCATCGGGGTCCGTCGCCAGCTCGGGATGGAGCAGAGACATAAGCGACATGGCACCCGTGATGCGGGAGTCATACCAACCCAAGGCATCAGGGTATGCAGCGATGGCGTTCAGCGTCTCGTTCATGTACGCATCGACCAAGTACTCCTTTAGGTTGTCGTTCAGCTCACTGCTATCGGTGATGCCATAGCGGGCCTCGAGCTCTGGAAGCACGAGCTGATTGAACCGCTCTTGCAGGGCACGCTTGAACTCAATCTTGTTATCGAACGTAGACTCCTCGGCAAACTCGACAGACTTCCCAATGCTGGTCTCCAAGTCGGCCACCCGCTGCTCGGCGGCGCCGATGCCTTCAGTCGCAGACGTCAAGTTCTCCGCGCTGATTCTACTAAGGTCTTCGTCGGTGATAGTCTCGCCACTGACCACCTTCTGCGCCAAGGCGTTTAGAGCGTCCTGAACGTACTGCTCAAACTTGTCGAGCTGTATCTTGCTCCGTTCCTGTGGCTTGAGGTTAAAGATTTCGTACACCGCGTCTACGAACCGGTTGACGAGGGCACGAGCCTCGGCAGACATGGACCGGTAACCTGAAGCAAGCTGACCAAAAAAGTCCACGACGAACTCTTCGTCCATCCTTTCTTTAGGATAGTTAGACAGGAACTCGTCGAAAGCCTGCTCCATCTCGGCAGACATGGCATACTCTAACCCATCAAGCCCATCGCGCAGAAGTCGGGCCGCCTCAGTGACCTTCGCCCTGTCCATGTTGTTGGCCACGTTCAAAAGACCGTGAAGCACCTCATGGTATAGGACCCGGTTGCTGGCCGAGGCGTCTGTTTTTGAGACAGCGAAGTGGATTTGGTCGCCTATGGCAAAGCCATAGGTTCCCCGGCGTATTTTCCTGTTCCCCCTCGTCGCATAGAAGTACCCGTCCGCCATAACGTCCGTGTTTTCGTATGCGGTATACTGGAGACCATGGCGCCGGGTGGATTCGTATGCGTCCTGAGCGTCAAGAAGGGCTTGCTTCTGAGCCTCCGTGAGAGGGGTCAAAACAATTTCAAATCCCCCTCCACGTACAGCCTGAACCTCAAGGTTTGGCATCCACTGCACGTCATCGGTCCGCAAGCCAGCATGCTCCCGAAGCAGGTCACCAGCCATTCTCCTAGCGTAATCCCTACCAAGAAGCTCTTTGGCAACGTCTCGACGCACGTTCTCTCGCGTGCCCTTGAACCACTCTTGGGCGATTTCTTTTAGGTCGCCTTCGAACAAGTCGTCTTCAAGGAACTCATTAAGTGACGGGTCATTGGAGACGACCTTGATTTGAGACGCCCGCTTAACGGACTGCTCTGCGTCCTGCCCGATGCCAAGTAGACCACGGTTAATGATGCTATCGAGGGTTTCTTGCTCACCCCTGTAACCGATGGTACGCTGCTCGGCGGCGCGGGTCGGCTCCTGCCCCGGCTGAATGATGGCGCGGTCGATTTTGGGGAAGTTCCATACCACGGTGATGGCGCCGGCTTTCTTTCCCACCATATCAGCTCCGTACACCACACCATCGAAGCCTAACATCTCTTGGACAATACGGGTGGGAACCTCTAGTTGCTCGTCAACAAGGGCCGCTACAATACTGCGGTCATCACTGCGGGAATTAGTGAAGGTATCTACCCACGACTCACCGGCTTTGGTGTCCGAGAGTGAAATCAAGACCTGTTCAATCTCAAAGCGAAGGAGGTAGTCGTCATATTCCTCCACCTCCTCCAACTCCATCTTGGCTGCATCACGAATAGCCTTGGCCTGCTCCTCAGTAATCGTCTGGTCCCCGTCAAGCAGGTTAAAATCCTCAGCATTGACCATAGTGAATCGGTCGCCGAAACTGCGGTAGACAGAATCTGAGAGCGCGTAGCCGGTGAAATAGAAGCCATAGCCCAATGCGAATCGCTTGAGCTTTTCGGGCAACACCTTTGTGATGTCCACCTCGCTGAAGTGGAAGATGACCCCCTCGTCAGCCATGGCCTGAATCTGCTCGTCGGAGAAGTCGTCGACCCGCTGCTCGGCAGCACTGAGGTTGTCATCAGTCTGCTTCCGGCTCGTTGAACGAGCCATCTCTGCCAGCTCACCCGTCTCCCGAGCGGTGATGGTTTCGCCACGCGACACCTGCCCAGCGAGGCGCTCAAGCAAAGACAGGACCTGTTGGTCCCGCTTGGTGAGGTCGGACGGAAGCGTGATATCCAGACCCAGAAGCTTGGACAGCCGCTCGAGGAAGCGGGCGATAACGCTCTTGCCCTTCTTGTCCAGCGTGGGGTATGCCGCAGCCAGCTCACCGAAGAACTCAGCTACATACTCCTCGTTCATCTGCCCCGCCTCGTACAGCTTTTGGAACTCGTCCAGCTTGGCAGCCAATTTCTCTGCCCCCTCTTGGGAAAGAACCTTCCTCAAGGTGGTGACGAACTCACCCATGAGTGCATTCACATCAGCCCTATCGACGCTGTTACGCAAGACAACGTGGAACGTCTCGTGCGCAATGGTGGTACCCGAAGCCAGTGGCGCGAAGATGTGTACCGTCTTGTTGTCCTGAGCGAGGAATCCAGCGGACCGCTCTCCAGTCAGGCCGTTCTCTTGTGCTGCCTGCTGGTACGAAGCCTTGTCATTGTGGATGATGATGTTGGCGCCCTCGAAGTTCTTCGCCATAGCCTTCTTGGCGTTGGCAGCCAAACGCTTCAAACGCTTCAATGGCACACGCCCCTCCACCTCCGGCTCACCACGCACCTCTACGTCAGCAGACGCTTGGTCGAGGGTTGCAAGCCGTTTCTGATTGGCCTCGATATCCTTCTTGTTGTCCTCAAGGAAAGACTGCTCCACCTCCGTCAGCTCTACCTCATCGTTGAGCTTCTCGGCGATGGTCTCAAGGATAACGCCCTTGCGGTCTGGGTCTAGGCTCCCGTCCTCTTCGGCTTGGAGGTCTTCTTGGGTTGCCTCCCGTACCTCTTCGTCCACTTCCGTGCCAAATCCGGCTCGTTTGCCCACAGGTACCTTCGTTGTTCCTCGCTCTTGAACGGCATTGTCTTGTCTACGTTTTGCTAGTTCTAATGCAGCCTCTTGGTCGTTGTATACCCGAGCCTTGCGCAGCTGCCGTGGTGTGGCCTCTTGAATCTTGTTAAGGAAGTCCTGCTTACTGACGCTCTTGCCGTTGAACTTGTATGCCCCGGGAGTATCGTATGTGGTGCGCAATGCAATCCCCTCAAGGTTGACCTGCTCACTAGGTAGAGATTGATTCTCTGCTATGTACGCAATCTCGTCATTGATTTCGGTGATGCGCTTCCCAAAGACAAGCTTGGCATTACGTCCCCTTGACTCCAGAACTTCTTTGGCTTCGAGCAACTGCATAAGGCGACCGAGGACGACACCCTGACTACCGGGCCTAGCTCCGGGCTTGCGACCAAGCAGTTCATTAGCATCACGACGAAGGCCCGTGTTCTTCCTAATGGCGTTGGCCTGCTCCGGCGTAAGCTTGCCGAGCTTCTCCATATTATCGGCCCAGTTCATGATGCGCTCGTTAGAGACATTCTCTCTAGCGAGGTTCATGGGGTCCATAAGCTTAATGGCCAATTCGAATCCGGACTCGCTCACCTTCTGCTTAGCATAACCAAGAGAACCAAAGGCAGCACCCATACTGACACCCATACCGACAGCTCCGATGGCCTCGGCCATAATCTCTCTGAAGTTGGCGGTAGAGCCAGTGTATTCTCCGGTGGCTCCGATAGCTATGCGCTCGCCCAAAGCTTCGGTAAGTGGCTCAACAACAAGTCCGGTCGCAGCACCACGACCGATACGCTCTCCGGTACTGGCTATGCTTGCCGCTCGGCCAGCAACCTTACCGATAACAAAATTGGACAGAGCCCCAGTAAGAGCGATAGGGATACCGCGCTTGTAACCGCGTTCCGCTGCCTTATCCCACAGCTCTTGGTCGTTCAATGCTTTGAGTGCAGAGTTTGGGTCCGCCCAATCGTAACCCATGCGCTCGCCCACCTCCAGCGTAGCGTTGCCCATCTCCAAAGCCAGCTCGGAAATAGGCATGCCGATATTAAACACTCCGATGCCCATACCCGCAAGTGCCCCGCCAAAGAAACCCAGAGCCGAGCCCGGAGCAGAACCCACAGCACCACCAATAGCTCCTCCAGCAACGGCGGCAGCAGGCAGCACCCGTGCCCAGATAGGTGCAAGCTGAGCCAAAGATTCCGCCGTAATGGCTGCGGTATACATACCGGGATTGTTGGCAAGGGCAGCGAGGTAGGAGTCCGTTGTGCCAGTCATATTGGCACGCGATACCACGCGCCCACGGCGCGGGTCTTGACTGTCCATAATCTCCGCGACCTCACGCATGGCTTGCTCCTCGGCGCCCTCGTCACCGATGGCATCGTAGTACCCGTACTGCATGAGGAGCAACCTAGACATAGCTCTACCGCGCTTCAGTCCGTTGGACAATGCAACCATAACCTCTTCAATCCCATCGACATATTCTTGGGTGATTCCTTTGTCGTGCTGCTTGTCGTAGTACGTCTGAGCTTTCTCGTAACCGAGGGCGGCGGCCTGACGCTGCGACGCAGTCTTGTTGTACCTAGTGTACAGGTCAATCATACCAGCCAGCTCGGCCTCAGTCTTCGGCTCGTAGTCAACAAGGTCTTCGAGGCGGACGCCATACAGGTTCAGCGACTCTACTTGCAGCCTGTTTTGCTCGGCCTTGGCATCGCGGTTGATAGCGGCAGACTCCTCGCTCAACTCTTGGTACCTCTTGCCTAACGCCACATCGCGGTCCTCCTTGAACCGAAGCAACACGTTGTCCGCATCGAAAGCAGACTCTAGCCTAGACAGCTCCGCTTCCTTTTCATCACGCAACGTATTGATGTCGTCGCGCACCAAGTTGCCATCGATGAAATACTTCTGGTAAGATGCAGGTATCTCCTTTTCGTATCGCTTCCCCGGGGCCAGCTCCTCAAGGAACTTGAACTCCGAGCGCCTAGTGTCGAGCTCGTCCAAGAAAGCCATGTCGGCATCGTAGTCGCGCCCTAACTCCTGCGCCCTTTGCTGAAACGAAAGGTCCATAGGGGTCACGTTCTTCCAAGCTCCTGCCCCAAACTCTCGAGCCTCCTTTTCAGTATCAAAATAAAATACCTCGCCCCTTTTGAACGCCTCGTTTTGAGCCTCAATACCGAAGTCCAACTCCATCCAATCGTCAGGGTTGGTAGACGTAGTTCCTTTGGGGTCTTTCGGAAACAACGTGGGGTATGCAATAAACTTTCCGTCAACATCTGCCGACGCCATCTTCACTGTCGATACGCCACTGGAATCTATGCGAGGTACAGGGCGTAACTCTTGCACCCGCAAGGATTTCTCTACGAAGGTCTGGTCGGTATCGCCTACATACGTGGCGTTCTCCCTAATCAGCTTTTCTAGCTTGGCTGCCTCGGTCTGCTTTATGTTTCCGTCCTCGTCGAGTTCAAGGCGTATCTCGACAGGCTTTCCGTCTACCCCGCTTGGGGCCATAGCCTTTACCACCTTAGACCCCGCTCGGGTCATAGCAAAAGGAACCTTGTCCTCCTCGAACTTGATTCCGTACGGTCCGTACGTTGCTTGCAGTTGTGACACCGCACTGGTGACGGAGCCCTCGGGGATGGTTACCGGAGGTAGGTCTGCGGTTATGCGCTGGGCCTCCTCCTCCCTTAGCTTACGTCGCTGCTCCTCAATCTCAGCTTCACGAGTATTGATGGCGGTAACGGCAGAGTCACGCTTGGCCTGTTCGGCAGGCGTTTCATACGGTGTGGGGGCCAGTTGCTGCCCGGTCAGTCCACGTACACGAGCGGCATAAGACTCTTGAAACGGTTGTCTAGCTGCAATCCGTTGCTCCGAAGAACCAGCGTCCGAAACAGATTCCGTAACGACGGGCTCCTCTTTTTTTTTTACGTTGCCGATGAAGTCGTCAAGCGACAAATTGTTGACCAGCTCAGGGTCGGCATCAGCCAAAAGAGCATACGCCTTAGCGGCATACTCAGGGCTTTGAAGGTTCTCAAAAAAAGTCTCGACACTTACGTTCTCAGGAAAGGCCGGGTCATACTTGGAAAGGATATCATACGCCGTCGCGGAATAGTCTCCGGGGTTAACACGAGTAGGGTCTTGAGCCATCGGTTAAATATAAAGCCTTATCCGCCGGGAGTGTATAGCTGTTGAGCTGCCCCTGCTCCACCGCCACTTCTGCTGCTCGTTGGACGAGCCGCTTCGGTAATGCCGAAATTCTTCCTCATTGTATCACCAAACTTTTTCCCGTTGTAGTCCTTAAACTTGGGCACGCTGGAGAACATCTTTAGGGCTTGTTCGACAGTAAGCTGCTCCCTGTTTTTAATTAGGTCGGGGAGCATACCCATAATATCTGCCAAGGCATTGATGCCAGCTTGGTTGTTGGGGACGAAGATGGACTGCGGGGTTACGCCCGGGATATGGAACCTAATGGTTTCCTGTTCGGCGTAATCCCAACCACTCGCAAACTCCTCACTTGCAGCCTCAGTAATCTGAGTAACGTTAGAGGCGTCTACACCCATAGCTCCCAACGCAGCTTTTACTGCGGCTGTTGTCTTGGCTGCCTCAGCCTCTGCGTTTCCGGGGTCCGAGTTCTCTTGGAAATAGACAGGCGCTGACGCCGCACTTTTGCCGGTTCCGATAGTGGCTTCCCCGAACGGGATAATGTCCACCACCTCTTCAGCAAGGGCTGCGCCTGAAGACCTGACGCCAAGAGTCATGTCCCCATACAACGGTCCCTCTTCTCGACGTTGCTTCGAATACACGAAGGCCTCAGCTATAGATGGGTCTTCGTAGAAGAAGTTGCCCTGAGACACCCATTGCTGTGGGGTGGGGCTGTCTGCATACACTCGGTCCACAGTGGTCTCGTTCCCATCGGCGTCGCGCAACGTAAGCACCACCCTGTCTTCGAAAGTAAGTGGGTCTACACCCACGATAGTCTGTCGAGAACCATACTCGTCCTCAAACTTCAAACCCTGCAAGGCACGGGCAGATGTAGTCTTTTGCTCCGCAGTTGGTGCAAACGCCAAGTTCATCCAGTGGCCGGCAGCATTGCTAGTCCTGTCTATAACGCCCTGACGCTTGATTTGCGTATCAGTAGCCCCGGTTCTAGATGCAAACTCCTGACGGGCCGTCTCAATCCTATCCAGTCGGAAATTCAGGTCTTTCTTAGCCCATTGCTTAGCATCTTCCCGCTGGGCTTTCGCGACACGGATAAGGGCTTCTATGTCGGCGTTTTCGCTGAAAATCTTACGGCGCTCGGTGGGGTCCATCTTCTCCACCTGCTCCACCACCTCGACCAGAGGGACTTGCGCCCCGCTGCCCGGCTGACGCGGGTCGAGGATAGAAGTAAGGACCTTGTTGGGGTCATTGCCGGGAGAAAAGGAGGTGCTGTAACCCGGAAGGTCTTTCAACAGAATCGTGCTGGTAGCCAAAGGACCTTCTAAGGTCTCAGCAACGAGGTCATCCATGTATTTTATAAAACCATCCTGCCTACGGACATCATCTATAGTCTTGGTATTGCCCGTCATCTCTACCGTGAGGTATTGCCCAAGCTGGTCCTTCTGCTTTTCCATCGCCCCATCTATGTCATAAGCATTGAAGTACTGCTTAGTGATAGCTCGCTGCTCGGCCACGCTCATCGTTTCTCCCGTATCGTCGTTTACCATGGTTACGTTGCCGTACATGTCGATGACGGGCGTCGTATTCGCGAAGTTCCCGAAGCCCTCTACGGCAGCCATGCCCTCCCACTCAAACGCAAGGGAATCACCGTCCTGCATGCGCTTCATCTTGTCCGTATATACGCTTTGGTAGTCGGTGACCATGTCGTACAGGCCCGTTACGCTGGACTTTTGGTTCTCGATATAGTTCATGTACTCCGACGGCTTGATATCGCCGGACTTGAGAAGCTTGTTCATCCGGAGCGTGTCCTCCGTCGTTTGGTCTACGAGCTGCGAGGTGAAGAGGTTGGCGTTCTTATGCTGCCCCAGCGGGGCCTCATTAATCTTGGTCACCAACTCATCGGTGGCCTTGTCTATCTCCGCCCGCTTCTTGTCGCGCTCGACGCCAATCTTCCCAATCTCATCGGAGAACTTCTTGCTGACGTCAGCCCAGTTGACCTGCGACGTAGCGTCGCGTTCTGCATACTTGTAATAGGTCATCCTCCGAAGGAACTAAAGATGCTACCAAATCGAGTGCCACCCTCGTCAAAGTACTGTTGGCGCCTTTCTGCCCGATTTTCCCGAAGAATATCCCTCACCCCCAGTTTCTCAAACGCCTGTCTTCGCGTTAAGCCCCGGTTGATTTCTGCGTTAAGCATTTCCTGTTGGCCGGGACTCAGCCCTCTCACGTTTGACTGGCCAGCCCCATACAATGGCGCCATGGTCATTGCAGTGGTACCCGCCTGTACCAGACCCTCGAATCCCTGTTGGACAGCCTGTGCTCGCAACGCCTCTGCGTTAGCGGCGGCCTCCTGAGCACCAGCTACTTCTTCAAGGTTAATACCCATACCGATATCGGCGAGACGTCCCTCCTCAGCCACAATGGCTTTCTCAATTCCGCTGAGCTCCTGCCCCATAGCGGAACGGACCCGCTCTTGACCGGCTAGTTGACCCATATAGGTTCGACCCGCTGTAGCTGCGGCGCCACGGGTGTCACCCTCGACACCAGCCTGTAGACCTGCCTGACCTTGCGTCAGTAGTGCCATCACCTGCTGCTCATACGGTTCCTTTTGGATGGACAGCCCCTTCATAACATTGACCTCAAGGCGCTTCTTAGCTTCTTTCATCGCCTCTGCCGCCTTGCGCTCAGCCGCCTGCATTCTTTTCTTCTGCTTTGCCGCCTGACTGAAGGAACTGATAGAGCCGGCTACAGCAGCCGTACCTGTTGCGATAGCAGCAATTAAACCTGACATAATTTCTTTTGGATTACAGACTCCGGGAGTTCCCGAAAGTCCATGGTGTAAACTTCTTTCTCTGCCTCCTCAACCGTCTCCGCATCGGTGCGGTATACGCACGTCCATGTTACGTCCTCGTGGATGTATGCCACCCGCTGCGTACCCACCTCGGTATGGACTACCATAGGCGCTTTGACGCGCTTGACCTCACCCGTATCCATTAGCAAAGACATCTCGCCCGACATAAAAAAAGACGGGTGGTTCTGCTTGTGGATGAAGCTCACGACAAGCATACCCGCTGGCATAAAAACCTCGCGTGTATACAGACCGTTCTCAAGGTGGTGGGTAACCGGACACACCGCCTGCATAGCTTCGGTGTGGTGCTCTACAGTCTCATCCAATCCGCCGAGGGCCTTGTGCAAGTCCTCAATGGATTCCCAAAGCAAACCGCGTTCGGTATGGATGTTATGCAGAATCTCTTCCATCAACTATAAAAGTAAGGCTTAGCCGGGATACGACTTCATCACCTCACTCTTGGCTACGAACATCTCCACAGCTTCAGTGTCTTCGTTGGTCAAAGTAAAGACACCATAGTGCCCAAGCAGACCATTCGACTCGGCCTGTTGGTTCTTGATGCCCAACCAAAGCGGGTCGTTGATGCCGGGAGCAGCCCCACTACCGTCATGGGTGACGCGGTTGATTCCGTTAGGGATATCTACCTCGATGCTATTGACATACCCCGCGAAAGTGATGGCGGGGTATTCGACCCCCACAGGCAACGCGAAATAAAAGGCGTCACCGCTGCCTGCCTCAAGCGGGTCACCCGCACTAAGGATGCTGCCGATATCTGTGGTAAGCGGGAAGTTGACTACGTTGCCCACTACCGTTTGGCTCAAGCCAATGCCATTGAGTGAGCGCAAGGCATAGTCGTCAGGCTCAGCGGGGTTGTTATTGACCGTACGCACGAAAGCAAACCAGTCGCCCTCCTTCTTCTCAAAGAACTCTACGTCCATAAACCTCCCGTCCTGCTGGTCGGATACGAACGTAGCAGCCCAAGGTCGGTTGCCCTCTACAGACAACGTCTTGAAAATCTTGTTGACAATGGGCTCGTCGTTGAAGACACTCGTGATGGTGCTGGGGTATGCTGCCGGCTCGCCCTCCCCGTCTACGGGTAGGCCGTAGAAGTTGTTGCGAACCTCGTTGGTATTGTGCCGGAAGATATTCCCGCCACTAAACGTATACAGGTACTGGTTCATACCCTGAATCCACTCAGGCTCAAACGAGTAGAACGAAGGCCACCCCTCAGCAGGTGGGCTATATGTCAGCGTGTAGTTAGGCATTACGGACAGGGGGTTCCAACAACAGTTACAATACCGTTAGCTATGGTGTGTGGCGTTCCATTAGCTCCATCAGCGAAGATGTAGTCGCCGTCAGGTAATGGCGTAGAGGCGTTCTCGTCCAAGAAAATCCAGTCGTACAGTGCAGGATTACCAGATGTCCCGGTTACAGGCACGTTGTAATATGTGTTGCTTTGTGACGCCCCACATGCTGCACCAACGTCAGAGCCTAGAAACGAACTAAGCCTAACTGGGCAGGCCACGTCAAGGGTGGCTGTACCCGTACAAGAAGCGGGCTCGACAACTTCCACAAGAAGAGTTTGTGAGCCTGTAGTAATCTTAGGGACCACCATAACAGCATTTCCAACCGAGGTTCCGGTGGTAAAGCTTGCGTCGCCAGCATCCACCACAACACTAACGGCGTCTCCCGTATCGTAAAACGAAGTGTTGTGCCAGTTGTACTCAGTGACCTGACCGTAAGGCGAATTGGAAACCAACGTAGAGGCACACGGGTCAGAGCCGTTTCCGATATAGGTGGGGTTGGTTAATGATGTGGCGCGGTGATACCCGTCTACAGGTGAGCTCAAGGCGTTGAACGTGTTACTCCCCAATATGGCCCGGATGCCATAGGGCGTGCTGCTTGGGGCGAACGTAATAATCGTAGCGCCCGTATCGGACCCTAACTCTACGTTTATTTGATACAACCCCGTCGAGGTCATAGACGATGTGATGGTAAGAGGGCATGTCGAGACACACCCATTGCAAACCAACACAGGACCCAGCAGTCCCGTTCCGCCCGTAGCCTGTCGGTATATGCCGTCGGCGGCGTAGAACCCGTTAGGCGCAGGGGTAGTCAATGTAGCGTCGGTATACACATGTGTAGACGTGGTCAGCGTAGCGCCATTCAGGTAATAGTTTGAGATAACGCCCATATCAGCAGTCGCAATTAGTGGTTATTATTTCTACGTATCCAGCCTCACCAGCAATGACGGCGGGGTAGGTGTCCGAGCATACCGTAGTGGATTGCTTCCCGGCAATGGTTATGTACGAGATAGAGCCTCCACACGCAGTGTATTGCATCGTTACGTTCTCGTTGTCACCGTTGTATATTCTGTATTCCTGACAGTTTGCGGCATCGCATACGCACGCGCAGCACGCATCCTCCGCGCGGGTGGCGTCGAAACACAGTGGGGTGGGAAGAACCGAAGAGTAGTCCCAGATGAGGTACAGATAATCTCCTGTATTCGGCATGGCAAAGTCAGCGGAATACAAGCTCGGTCCACCCACAGGGATAATCTCAGTGGACGCGGACAGGATGGCGGTCAAGTCAGCCTGACCCCAGTCGTTGGCGCTACGGACATACCTAAACCGGTCCGAAGGCTTCAGGATGTATGTGTCGTTACCAAAGCGGTTAGACCTCATCTCCACAGTAGAAGCGTCGGTAGGTATTACGCCACCGCCCTGTGGACCAGAGAATTCTGTGAACTGACTTACGACGGGTACCGTAGCTCCGCTTACGAACTTTATTTGCTGGCTGTGCAGCGGAGAGACAAACGCCCCCTGCTCCCACCGATACTCGTTATGAATCAATTGACCGGATTCAGATGGGCGCGTCAGGGTGATGAGCTTAATAGTAATCTGGTCTGCATCTGGGCACGACACAGTGATGCTCAATACAAACCTATCAACACCGGCGTAGTCAATGTCAATGCCAACTTGGTTCTCCTGCACCAAGTCCTTATCTATAAGGGGTATAGGTGTCGGTGAGCTTTGGCTGATGTTCGCAGTAACAACTGTATTGTTGTCATACGTGGTAGAAATGTCGATAGTGTCGGCGGGATTCGCTTGAGCAACAATCTCATAGGACACCGTAACATCACCAACTGAAGAGCCGACGTCAACGCAAAACGATGTGCCCGGTCGCTCAAGCAGAAACGTCTGCGTTACGCCACAGTCAATACACTCGATGGGCCCGCGTAGCTGGTTCTCGTTGCTGGCCAAGACGTACTCGTTCATATACGGGTCGTATCCGCCTAGCTTCTGCGTATTGAAGCTCTCGATAAACTCATCGCGGAACCAGCTCCGCATACCGTTTTCACTGATGACCTCGAGCTGCTCTTTTTGCTCATCGCCGTACAGGTGTATGACGGCACCGCGCTTGGCGTCAGTAAAGAACTTATGCGGTCCCCACTCCGCAAAGCTCTCGGGGTTGTTGCTGATACCAAAGTCCTCGATGCGGGCCACCTGCGTACCCAACACCTCAGGCACCGAAGCCACAACGCTCTCACCAGTGGTGTCTGTAAGGAGGTTCTTACCCGCCAAGACGTAGCTAATCTTATCCTCCTGCAACGTGAGGATATCGGTGCGCCTACCGAACAGCTTCTCTACAGGCCCATAGCTATCCTCCAGTGGCTTGAAGTTGAGCAAGCCAAGGTTGAACTCATTGAGCTTGTTGAGGTTCGTCTCATCGTTGTATACGCCGCTGTACGTCAGGTCGGCAAAACGCCGAATCTCTTTGTAGTCCTGCTCGCTGACGGTAGTCACCCTGTTCCCAAGAGTGATGGGCTTACCATTGATTGAGTCACGAATCTTATAGCTCTCTACGCCATTGCCAAACGCGATACAATTGAAGAACCCCGTGTCAATGATGGCGTTCTGCGTAGCTGATTGGTTCTGTAGGTTTCCGGTGTGGTACCTATTGCCTGTGCCGGAATCCAATACAATATTATAAGAGGTAGGGGACTCATACCACAGGTCAGCGAGGGCATCTTGTGGAAGCGTTTCAAGGATGAGCGCGTCGTTGACCGTAACAATCTGCACGCGGAGCTTGACGCACGATTTCCTTCCGCCGCCTATGTTGGCTCCAGTTAAACCATTGCACGACGCTGTTCCTTTGATGACGAGTTGCGGTATGGCGCCGAGCGTATCTACCTTCAGCCTAACCGAAGACGCAAAATCGCCAGTGTCAAAAGCGGGCCAAGAGGTGTTTTCAGGGTCTACAACAACATCATATTCGCTGGTGTCACCGCCTTGAACAAACTGAGACGTTAGCCTAGTTATGACGTCGTCTTGGTTGTAGAAGAAGTCAGTGAAGTCGGTGTAGTCCTGCTGAGCGGTAAAGTATTCTTTGACGAGCAAAAACCTCGATTCACAGCTATTGTTTCCGTCTCCGACGCCCCTCCTGTCGACCTTAAATCCGATAAAGATTCTTGAGCCTGCACCAATAGAACCCGATAAAGTATCTACGGATACAAATGGATACTGATTAGTTACCCCCGAAATGATGCCTCCGAGAGGTCCTACGCATCCTTTCTGCCACTTTGAGTCGTATACCGCATTGGCGTCCGCATTGATGTCTATGTCGTCAGACTCAAACAACATATACGTACCGGCAATAGCAGGAATATCAGAGGGGTTTTCAGACAACTCTCCGACAGCGTATACCTTTTTCTCTTTTACCGTTACGTAAGTGCAGTCACCAATAGCGCCTTGACAATCGGCCTTTACGACATACCTATCTCCCTTCTCCACCTTAGCGGCCTGCTCTCCCTCAAGGAGGCAGTACTTGCCACCGGCAAAATCAAAGAAGAACTGACTGTAGATGGTCTCGTACCCCTCGCGGTCTGGCTTGATAACAAGCTTGTATCGGTCGGCCCAATATGGCGCTGGGTTCCAGAATGGAATCTGCACCCGCAGTTGATTGCGCATAATGGAATCTCCACACGGTATGTGTATCTGATTACGCTCGCTAACGAGCGCCGTACTGGAACGACCATACTCGTCCATATACACGATGCCCACCTCATAGCTTCGGTTGCTGTGCAGGCTGCGCTGAGACCCTATAGAAAAGTAGTTGACGTACGTCTTTGCTGTATCCAGCTCTAAAACCTCAAAGGAATTGGTGGCCCCGCTACTATACTGAGGTATGGGAAACACCAACTGAAAGGTGTCATCGCTGATGACGGTACCACGGACAGGGTCGCCAAGGGCGTCAATTCCCGTGCCCAACAAGTTTTGCGGGTCCGGCGTACCTCCGGTAGCTGTAAGCGGGAAAGAGGCATTCCACGCGTTGGTGAGGATAGACTGGTTGGAGTTAGCAAACTGAGCTGGGTCAGTCTCGATTTGATAAGGCCACCCAATAGAATTTGAGAACCCCGGGCTAAGACACATATCGGACAAGGTGGCGTAGTCACTGTCCAATACATAGCTCCACTGCACGGTACTCTCTGGGTAGTGGAGGTGGGTACAGCGCCGCCCCCTGATAAACTCCAAGACGTATGGCGTATGCGAAGAGACATGCTCAATGAGTCTCCAATCTCAAGGTTCGCGAAGTTGTTGATGGTAAACTGAAGGGTAAGCTCAGGCTGCAAGCTCAATCCACCCAACAGGTAAGTCGTGGCGTTGGATACCGCGTAGGTAAACGTGCTAGACCCTAGGTCTTCCTTAATGTGTGTGGCAAAATAGTTGAGGCGGATAGGAACTCCGGGACGCTCAATAAGGTCGTAGCCCTCAAGGTAATTCCCATAGACAAGTCTGTTGCCCATAAGCGTCTGCGCTTTAGCCAACCGAGGCACATTGTCGTACAGACGAAGTATCTCGCTCTCATTAAGAATGGTGAAGATTTTGCTGTTGTCAAACTCATACGCAAACGTGGAGTTGTCCGCTATGCCGTCTTGCTGTTTGTTAAACTTTTCAATGACGCGGATGATGTTGTCATCCATCTCCTTGAATAGGATATCGAAACCCTTAACAAGGTTACCGCCAGTATTTATAGTGACGATGGCATTGTTGATAGCGTTCTCCATACCCTCATTGGTGAGGCTTTCAGGAGAGAAAAAGAACCCTTGAGCAGAGAAGGCAGGGCCAGAAAACTGTGAGGTGGCAGAGTACTCGTCCTCTTCGTACCGATACCGATATCCGAAGCAGATGAATCTCTCCTCCATGTAGTTGTTCTCGGACTGAGTGTTAGAGACCGATACCAAAGGGGCCGTCCTTGGAGCAGCCTTAATCACAAGAATGCGCTCACCAATCTCCCCATTGTCTATGAATGCAGTGGGCTGCGGATAGGAGCGCGTAACATTGATGCGCCGTGGGGGGTTGATGTCGTCTGTGAAGAACAGCAGGTCGTCAACCAAGTTGATTCCCGTGAATAGATACTGAGGGTTGAAGTTCAGCGTTGTGTTTAGCCCGCCTCCGTCATCAATACTGACCACGTGATAGGTCAGCACATCGCTTGTAGTGTTGTACGAAACAACGAGGTCGAGCCTGCCAGTGGCCCCCTCAGTAAACGCCGGGTCATGCACAAACCAGTACATGGTCTCGTTGGCCCCGTCGCTATACGCCCCCAAACAGGTGGCGTTATCACTCAAGGGCGTGCCCGTAGGTGGGTAGACCAGCGTAGTGAGCTGAGTGTTGCCCTTGCTATTCTCTACGGCACCAATCTCGGAGTCCTCGGTAGAACCCATGCGGATGTTCTGAGCATCGATATACTCTCCGTTCGGAACAAGGCGCTCGTCAACGCTCTTGTTCATCCGGCCCTTGATGAAGTTCCTTACCAGATTTGCCATTACTTAATCCACTTGTCGCGACCACGCAGGTTCATAAGCAACCGTCCCGGGTGGATGTTGCTGATGCGAATCTTAGCGTTGCGTAGAAGCGCGTTCTTCTTTTTGCGGGCCCGGCTTACAATGTATTCCTGTACGCCGAGCTTGGCGTCAAGGATAGCGTATTGGATATACGCATATACGTAGTCCTCAAACAGCTTATTGACCGTGATAGCGGTATTGTCACCACCCTCCATACCGTCGCTGACGTACTCGAGGATGCACAGCTCGTCAGCCATATCAGAGCTGAAGTTGATGACACCACCCTTACGGTCGATGCTGAAGGTGGGGTTGGCGTTAGCCGTCTCCGTATTCAATCCATACCGAGCGCCGATATTGTAATCGAAATACCAATCGCCATCGCAGCAGTATCCAAACTGGCCATCGAACTGGCTGTTGCCGTTGATGTAGATGCTCTTCTTGGTTCCCGTGATGCGTTCGTAATCGATGGTAGAATCCTGAGGGCGTAGCGTAGCTCCCGTCTCATCGAATAGGATGCGGCAGTTGTTGTCCTGTAGGTATGCTGAACTCCAGTTCGTCTGAATATTCTCCGTTAACGGTCGGAGGATTCCGTCCTTATACAGGGAGATGCGGACCCAGTTGACATAGTCGGGAGGAAGCACAAAGCGGAGCCTATCGCATACGCTAAGCTCGAGAATCTTAACCTCCTTGAACGCATCGTAGTTGAGCTCTTGGATAGCTCGCTTGGCATGGAACAACACCTTGTACCGCTCCTCGTTATTGACCAAGGAGTGGTTGCCGTTATACATCAACAGGAAGTTGTTGACGATATCCTGCAACGAGACGTACTGGTAGCTGCCCCAGTTGGCATCCTCGGGAGCGATGCCCCCGTTCTCATAATACTGGTAGTCTGTGATGTATGCCATTACTGCTGTTCTTCTGCGTTAGCGTACTGATAGACATCGCCCTCGCGGATGCTCATGCCTGCCATCTGCAAGATGCGATAAACCAATCGGGGCTCGTCATCGATGGGAAGCTCAAAGTCTTGGTAGTCGGTAGACGACTGATTGAATACAGGCTCTCCGTTAGCGAGCGTGATGTACGTCCACTTCGGGTCGAAGGGATACCGCACATACTGAGCCACCACATCGCCCGGTGCATACGTCGTTGCCGTAGGGTAGATGGTCACGACCTGCCCGGCAGCGGGGTTGTCGATGGTATACGCGGGGTACTGCGCCGACGGAGCCGTCAAGTTTGAGTTGGCCAGCAGGGTGATGCGGCTGTGCGTAACGGGCTCAGCCTCAGCGCCATTGACCAATACCTTGTTCAGCAGGTAGTAGTCGTCACCTGTGGTAGCTTGACTAGGGGTGAAGAACAGGTTGTTTGAATCCTGCGTCAGGGGACCAGACACGGAGAAGATGTCGATGTCTTCGTTGATGCCCTTGGTCATATTGGCATAGTCCGTACCAGACATACGCGCGTTCTCTGCGTTGATGGCTTGGTTGAGACCCGTGAAGTAGTTCTCGAAAATCTCTAGCTGCGCCTGCTTAGCAAACAGGTTGAAGTCGGAAGGAGAGACGTAACCGTAATTGTTCTTGTTGAGAATCGACAATACGGTTTGACGGACTGAATCAATCATTCCCTAAAGATAACTATCTCAAGACCACTAAGTGGCCGAGGCGCTCCACCCACCGAAGCGTATGCTTATTGCGAGCCACAAAGCTGTAGGTGTATATATCGTCGCGAACCATAGCCCGCTCGTAGCCACCGTCCCAAACGGAATCGAAGCTATTGGAACTCCAAACCAAATCGCCCCATCGCGAGAAAACCTTGACCTGTACGTTGTCCCAGCAGTCGGGTGGCGTCTCAACTTTCCACGCATCATTGACGCCGTCGTTGTCTGGCGTAAAGCCATTGGGGATATATACCGGGCACTCGATGACATCCAAGCATGGCTCACCCGTGGCGCAATCGACCTCCATAATCAGTGTGTCTATGACCGTGATGTAGGTGGTGTCATAGAAATACCAGTTGATAGGAACCACGATGGTATCGGGAGGTAACTCCACGTATACAGTCTCCGTAACGACAACGGTATCGGGGGGCAGCTCGACATACACGGTATCGATAACCACCTCGGGCACAGGGTCGCCGCAGTCGCCCACTACCACCCAGTTGTCCAAAAAGTTTTGGTCTTCATACAGTCCCGAACCCCACGGGGTGCCGTCCCCATTTACTCCTACCTCGGCCCAACCTCCGTCAGACGCATACATAGTTTGCCCGTAGCTAATCTGCCAGATGACAGCTTGGATGCTATACCCTTCCGTAACCCAGTACGTGATGACGCTCTCGAGGTTGCAGTACATCTGTCCCGATGTAGGCCCGTCGACACAATCAGCTTGGTATGGATTGAATATCGGAAACGTAACCGTATCGCCAGCATAGTAAGGCGGCACAAGCGATTCGTCGTACAGGTTGGTCCAGTTCGTTGGCGACTCCGTAGTAGTGGCGGTATATATCCATCCCGGGTGGTTG